GAACTCACCGATCATATTGTTGGGGGCTACATAGGGCATAAGCTACCTCACGAAATCTCAAGAATGGACATTACGACGTCCAGTGAAGACGCCGCCGAAGACTGAACCTTGAGGCTGTCGCCAACAATCAAGACAACCTTCTCGTCGCCGCCGATGGGTACCAGAGACTGGCCGACAGGGATACCCGCACCCTTGACTAGGTTTGTGTCATTTGTGCCGTCGTTGACGGTGACTGTAACCGTCACGGGCGATGCGGTGGTGTTGCAGATAGACAGGCCAATGACCGTCGTCTGCACGCCAGAACCAACCGTGTAGCTGCCCACTGAGGTCAGCGACGTGCCGATGTTGCGGCTTACTTTGCGAGTGAACGTGTTTGCCATAAAATATTCCTATCACATTATGCCATGAGTTCATAGCTGATGCTGAACGTCAGCTTGCTGGCAGTCCCCGACGTGATCGAGATGGAGACGCCCTCCTCAAGATAGATGCCAGTCGTCTTGTCAACCACAATCAGCGAGGCGTCGGCAGGCACCGATATCGTAGATGCAATCGGGAAGGCCGTGCCGCCCGATGGGGCCGAACCCTGCGCCACCGCGCCGTTCGTGTAGATCGACACCGTTGCGTCAACGGCGTTTGTGCCGTCGACGTTCGCGACGACGATCTGGTTAATCTTAAACACATTGCCCGACGCCGCCGCGTTCGGCAATAGAATGACGGCCGTTACGCCTGTCGGCGTGAAGTACGTCGTCTTACCCGTAATCGTTGTGAGTGATGCAATGTTCGGTGCTGCCATGTCCTAATCCTTACAATCCAAATACTAGCGACAGAGCGGTCGCGCGTGCTTGCGTTACCCCCGACGCGGCTGGTGCCGAAGACACCCATGTCGTGCCATTACTCGTTAATACATTACCATTGGTACTTGGCGCAACAACTTGAAGCGCGCTGGTGCCGTTGCCCAAGAGGACGTTGTTCGCCGTGAGCGTGGCCGCACCCGTACCGCCGTTGGCGACAGGCAGTGTGCCTGTGACGCCAGTCGTTAGAGGCAGGCCTGTTGCACTGGTAAGCACCGCTGCGGATGGCGTGCCGAGGTTTGGCGTTACAAACACAGGCGATGTTGCCAGTGCGACAACAGTGCCAGTGCCCGTTGTTGAGTAGCTGGTGCTCCAAGCAGTTCCAGTTGAGTTCGGGATGCCAGCGCCCGGATAGACCATGCTGGACGCGCCGGGCGACCACGAGGCCGTCGTGCCGTCCGACGTCAGAACGTAGCCGTTTGAGCCGATACCAAGACGGCCCGCCGTGTTCGCTCCAGTCCCAAGGATGAGATCGCCTGTGGTCGTGATCGGCGATAGGGCGTTAAACGCAGCCGAAGCTGTTATCTGGCCCGTACCGCCGTTGGCTATGCCGAGCGTGCCTGACGTGATCTGGGAGGCCGCGATGGCGATAGATGTGTTGGTGACGCTTGTGGCTTGCCCTTGCGCGTTGAACGCAATGACAGGCACAGCGGACGCGCTGCCGTATGTCGACGCCGTTAGCCCTGTGTTCGTGATGCTGAAGACTGTACCACCCAGCGTCAGGCCAGTGCCAGCCGAGTATGTGATTGGAGCACCGAACTGCGTGAAGACAATCGCCGTCGTGCCAACGACAATCGGCAGCGGCGTCTGCTGCACAAAGGACGTGTTGGCCAACGTCGTTCCCGCAGTGACGAGGAAGAAGTCGCCCGCGTCGATCTGGTCAACGCCAGAGCCCGCACTGTCAAAGTCCGTTGCGCGGGTGAGGATGTACACAGCCGCACCGCTGCCAACTTGCGTCACGGTGTAGACGCCGTTATTGGCCTGCGTCACCTCGTCCTTGACAAGGATGCGGTTGCCAACCACCGCAGCCACGCCGTCAACGCTCAGTGCGCCGTTGGCGTTAGCCGTGAGCGTCGCGCCGACGCCACTAGCGCCGTTGTTGTACGTGTTGGCGGCCAAAGCCGCCGTTGTCGCCAAGCGCACGGCTTGGTGGGAGTTGATGCCCGACGCGATGGTGTCGGCGTATGTCTTGTTGACAATGTCTGTGCCACTGGTCGGCGCTGTGATAATGGTGCCTGTAGTGAGCGCAATCGACGTTATGTCGGTGTTTGCGCCCAAGGCCGCCGCACTGAGGCTGGTTCGCGCAGCGCCAGCGTTGCTTGCGTTGGTACCGCCGTTAGCCAAGGGGAGTATGCCTGTGACCTGTGTAGTTAGGTCAACGCCCGAAAGCGTACCGCCAAGCGTTAGCGATCCAGATGACGTCACTGTACCAGTGAGCGTAATGCCATTGACCGTACCGGTGCCGCCGACGGAAGTGACTGTGCCAACAAACGCATCTGTTGCGTTAATCGTGATTGCGCCAGTGCCGTTCGTGATGGTGACATTCGTACCCGCCGTCAGCGTAGCCTTGGTCAGTGTATTGCCCGTTGTGTTCCCAATAAGCAGTTGCCCATTGGTATACGTTGTTTCACCTGTGCCCCCACTGGCCACGGCAAGTGTACCGCCGATTGTGATTGTACCGGATGTCGTGATTGGCCCACCACTTGTGGTTAAACCCGTTGTCCCGCCACTGACAGCAACGCTTGAGACCGTGCCGGTGCCCGTAAGCGTCACCCAAGTCGGCGCGGCAGTGCCGTTCGACGTAAGCACCTGCCCGATTGAGCCAAGTGAGCTGAGTGCAAACTTCGTGCCCGTTGAGTATACGACGGCACCGGCGACGGGAGACAGAGCATCGCCAGTGCCGCCGCGACCCAAGGGGAGCGCGCCTTGGGTTTGGTTTGTGTCCGACAGGTCCAAGGCTGGATGGATATGGTCGCCGCGAGACAAGGTGTTGGCGACGCCCGCAGTGGCACTGCCGAGTGCCAAGGGTGTCGTTGAAGAGAAGTTGGCCGTGAGTGTGATGTCACTGGCAAGCGAGCCGCCGCCTGTGAGGCCGTTGCCTGCCGTGATCGTGCGCGTCGTGGGCACGAAGCCAGTGACACTTAGTGCGGCCGTGGTGACGGTCGTGACGCGGCCTGTGGCGTCGACGGTGAGGACCGGCACGGCAGAGCCTGATCCGTATGTGCCCGCCGTGACGCCCGTAAGGGAGAGCTCGGTAACGCCGACGCCGCCAGCCGCAATCGAGATGACGCGGTCGGCCGAAAGATCGCCGCCGCCTGAAAGACCTGTACCCGACGCGATGACGCGCGTGGACGGCACCGCGCCGACGGCTGCGATGTTTGCAAACTGGACCTTGTACGTAACGCCGCTAAGGACATACGGCAGGTAGCCAAGTGTGCTCGCGCCAGTATACTCAGGCAGGCTGGTAATCGGCGTTGGAATTAAATTGGTAGGAACTGACATTGGCTATGAGCCCCCGTAAGTTAAAAAGTCATCAAAGTCCTCGGTGACAAGGAATTGATTGCCGCTCTCCGTAATAACGCCGCTGGGGTTTGTCGGTATAGGCGTATCTGGGCGCGTGAACTTTAACACAATATTTTCTGTCTGGCGAGCGGGAAGACGATAAGGGTCGTACTCGTCTCGATCTGCGTCACAAACCATTAAACCCGGTGCGTTAGGGTCTGAATGCAGATCATCAAGCGAGAACTTGCGGCTGCACCGGCCGCAAATGCCGATACCCAGTGTGGTCCTCCCGCGAGTGTTGAGATATACAGGCATGGCCCTACATCACCTCGTGTACATTGCGATGTTTGGCAAGATTATCATCGGGCTATTGTCTCGCTCTTCCTGCTGCGCAAAATAGAGGCTCTCCTTGGCCTTCGCATCGAGCACTGATATCATGCTTGGGTCGACTTCAATATACTCCAACGCCAGACGCGCGGCGAGCATGGCCACAATGGCCTCGTACCAACGCTGCGGTACTTCGATTTCCTGCGTCATGCTGCCTACGTCCATGATGTAGCGCTGACGCCACACGATGATCTGATACACTTCGGCCTCTTCGTTGGGCACCGGCCACAGGTGCATCACGGGCTGCTGCACTTGACGGTCGAACCAGAATTGTAGAGGACGGTTCGACTGGAATGTCTTATTCGGCAAGCTCGTGTAGTCGTCGCGGTTGAGACGCGCCAGCGGGATCTCGGTCGGCGTGTTTGCCAGATAGATTTGGCTGAAGCTCAACGTGCCAGTGGTGGCTCGCACGCGGAAGTATTCAGTTGCCACGCTGCTTTCAAGGTCGAACCACGTCCACTGCCCGGCCGTTGCCGTTGGCGTTTCGGTCTGGACGGTAGTCCACGTCACATTGTCGTCTGAACGCTCAAGGGCGATAGGCACAGCGGCGGCGGTCCAGTAGATGCCGACCGTGGTCACGAAGGTCTCTGTGGTGAATGTAACTGTACGCGTTGTTGACGTATCGACGTTGGTGCCGGTTACTTCTTGGAGCGTGCGCAGGTTGCTGTTTAGGACGTCGAGCGTGCCTGTATCGAGGATGAGGTCGCCAAGGCCGTTGTACAGGGGGTATATCTGCTTCTCAATGCACCAGAGCTGGATGCCACGATTGGAAAGATCCGAGAGCAGTAGGAAAAGCTGGTCATTTGCAATGTCGATGTGTTCGGCGCTGATCTGTTGCGCCGTCAGTTTACAGCGTCGAGCCGCGTTGTCGATGACGCGTCGCGTATCAAAAACTGTCTGCGATACTGTGTTCGAATATGCCATAATTTTTTGCTCGCTGGTTCAACGCAGCAGCGCGCAAGCTTTAGCACGCATTTCTGACCTGATACGCATACACCAAAGCAGTCTCGGCTACAATACCGAGACTGCCTTAGCTATTGTTAGCATTTACCCTTTGGCATTGCCATGAGACCGCCGGTCTTACGGCCAACCATCGGCTTGCCGCTATAAGCGGGTACGCCCTTCTTCTTCATTACATTGCCGCCCTTACCGTACCGATCCTTTTCGCCTTCCATGACAGCTCCGCGCGGGTCTGCCATCCGTGCGGCTTTACCGATCAACTCGCGGTCACGGTACAACGGCTTTATTTCTCCGGCCATCACTGATCCGCGTGGGTCTACGTTCCGTGCGGCCTTGCTCGCTATACCAGCAAGCACTTTTGATACAGCGGCCGATGCTGGGCCAACGGGCTTTGCCTTCTTGGGGCTCTGTCCGCCCGGTGCGATACCGAGATCAGCATCCGTTGCGCGGCGGCCAGAACTGTCGGTCGGGCGTGAGGATATGCCCTCGTCCATGTACTTCATGCGTGTGGTGTTTTTGAAACCGTCCATGTCACTTACCTTTCTTGCGGGCCGCAGCCATGTTATCAATTAAATTCGGGTAGGGTCGTCCAGCCGCCTTGGCGCGAGCCTTGGCAGATTTCTTGCGCTTGACTGACAAGTCTTTCGGCTCGCCAAGGTCTTTCGGGCGCTTCTTGTCCCAGACGGCTTTTACAGCAAAGCCGCCCTTCTTCATGGCCATAGGCTGACCCGGGTTGTAAAACCCATTGTTATACGGCTGTGGGGACGTACCAGTACCACCGCCCGCTGGGGGCTGGGCCATAGGCTGTTGTGGTTGACACGGATTATTAAAACCATTGTTATATGGCAAACCGCCACTAATTGGGGGCTGGGCCATAGGCTGACCGATTGGAGGCATGCCAGTACCGCCACCTGCAAAGCCGACAGGCTGCGGCCTTGAGGGATCAGTATTATATGGACCAAAAGCGCCCAGACCGTAAGGTCTCCGTCCGCCCATAGGCTCACCTAT